GAAGTCATGCCAATGTTATGCAGTTCTTGCGTAGCATTGACAGTAAAGTTACCGACGTTGCAGTTAAATTCACCACCAGAGAATGTGGATGTCTTAAAACCATTTTCGAGTTTAGATCCTGCCATCTTCAACTCTCTGCAACCGACTTCTGCCTCGATAGCATTAAGTTTGAAGTTTGCACCAGCAATCATCAGATCCAAGTCAGATCCAAAAGTCATAGTGTGCTTTTGAATCTTATCAGCACCGTCTTTCTTTTCGCCCTTGTTATCAACCTGCTTGGGAGCACCCTGAGCATTCATGAAATAACCACCACCAACTTCAATGTGACAGTCACCTGTGACCTTCAGACGATAGTCACCATTGATTGTGCGGACATAATCGCCATCAATAGTCCCGCAGTCGTCACCATGCACCTCATGGGTGTAGTTTCCAGGGAAACTTTCATGGTCAGCAACATAGTTTGCCTGCTCTTCACCCGACTGACTCTGTGTTTGTGCCTTGGTGTATTTTTTAACTGCCTTATCTACTTGGTCTTGAGATGCACCAGGATTTTTCTCGCGATACTCTTTCTTTGCCTTATGCTCTGCTAGTTGAGAGTTATTTGCATTGACAGAGAATTTAGTGCGACCTGATGCATCTCTCTGCACAGTTGCACGTCTGCCAGGGGTGCCCATTTCTTCCTTAAATGCACCACTGATGAAGTTTTTAGCAGAGGTCAGATAAGGATCTGCTTCATTGAAGAAAGAGTCAATGAAACAACCACTGTCAAAGTCACCAAATGGACCAGGACCACCACACTTTGCATATCCACTATTGCCTGCTGCACCCAATGCAGAAGGAGTACATCCAGTTGTGCCAAAGAAAGGATAGAAACCAACATCTTCTTGACCACCAGTAGACTCTCTGTCGCACTTAAGAAAGTTGCCGAGAATGTTGAAGAGTAGAGTTAGAAGTGCAAGAACGTTTGTGAAGTCAAAACCATTCTTAACAATGTCCTGTGCATCATCAAAGACTTTCTTACCTTCTTTGAAGGTTTCCATCAACTCCAGACCCTGACCAATGCCACTAATGACACTCTGAATTGCACTGAGGACACCCTGCACTTGACCCAGAAGACTTTGCACATTACACATGATGCCTTCTGCAATTGCTGCAACACTCTGTGCTGCTGCTTCTACCTTACTGATAGCACCATTGACCAGAGATGTAATTACATTAGTAATTGTAGCAATGGGGTTAGTGATAAATGATACGATATCTTGGTCTAGGTTGCAAAGAAGTGCCAGACCTGCTTGAATAACACCCTGAATTGCTGCTGTTGTGCCACCTGGGAGACCCAAAAGTGTCGTAATCTGTGCTGCTGCCGCTTCAATAGGCTCAAGAATATCGCTCAGTGCTTGCCTCATGGAGGAAATTACCTGCGCCATGATTGCACTAACAAAGTTAGTTAGTTTTGCAGTCAGTTTTTCGACATTGGTGAATGTGCCACTCAAAACATCTATAAATCCGCCGTCAGCAGGCACCAAATTGGATGCACTAGCGACAAGATCTTCTACAAGGTAATTTACTGTATTTTCTAGAGATTTATAAGGACCACCTGTGCCTGCTGCTGTAGGAAATGGTTTTGATGGTGTAGTTGGAGATGCAGTATTTGTAGAGCTACCATTTACCTGTGCCGCCATACTTTTTGGCGATCCTGCATTAGCAGAGGGTTGCTTATTAGATCCGTGAGTATTAACAGTATTATTGCCCAACGCTTCTTTACTCTTTCTACCAGAAGTGACATTTGTCTCTCCAGGTGGTAGAGTTGAAGCATTTCCACCTAGACCTTCAGGGACTTTATCGCCAGTGAGTTGATAATTGTTATCAGTGCTCTGCTGATTCTTATCCATACGCAAAACACCGATAACAATCGGTTGCTGTGCCATCTCACCATCCATGAAGAATCCCATGACAATAGCGCCAGGTTGTAGTTGACCTGACGATTCGCCTTGACCATCATTACCTGCCTGATCTGTGCCTTGCAGCACATTTGCCCAGGGGAGATTTTCTGTAGGGATCTTTTGGGCAGAATCTCCAGTAGGGTTGGTGTAGTAGTTTAGGATTCTTACTTTTACTCTGCCTAGTTGCAGAGGGTCTTCGTGATCCTCCACTTCACCGACCCACCAGAACATGCCATCTTTACCAGCAAAAGTATTATTCTGCTCGCTTATAATGCCGTCAATTAACATATATCTTAAAAGTGGACCGTAATTTATTTATTCCTCTAACGGACCCCCAGTGCGCCATGCTCCAGTTTTAATCCGATTGACCAATTCATCTCCCCATGCTTCCAACTTGTCTGGATGGACTTGTGTGATGCCTGCTTCTTTAACAGCATTTTCGATGCTGTAAACTTCGTTGTCATCGAGTTGCTTGCTGTCTTTGGGAAGGGTCATAGTCTCCTGCGTTGCTTGCATACTATTTTATCCTGGATTCAAGACATTTCAAGTGGATTTTATAAAATCTTAAGAGTCAATTTTTTTGGCGGGATTTTTTTGGGGCAATATGGGAAATCAAAGGTCGTTTTTGGAATGGGCGATGACGGATTCGAACCGCCGACCGATTGGGTGTAAACCAATAGCTCTACCGCTGAGCTAATCGCCCTCTTTGGAATCGATACATGTCTGTCCCACCGAAGACTTTCTCTCCAGTTTCAACATCATGACCGATGTCACGACTCTCTAGTCCATCTTTAGTTAGATGAATTTCGGATGTGACTTTTGCGTTGCCTCTTACGATGCAACCGTCACCGATCAGCGTGCCATGCCATGCTTGACCGTCGTATGTGAATATCATATCACATGCTTCCCTTCTTGTAAAGTCAGAAGCATAGTTTTCCATGATAACTTCAGTGTCAGAAACCTCAACCAACTTGTGATTCCCTACACGGTATGGATTATCTTCTCCATCAGACCGATACCACTGTTTTGAATGATAAAAACCATCCTCCGACTTGCTCCAAGATATAAAGACTTGAGAGTACAAAGTCGGAGATGATTGTGCTTGTTTTTTGTTATTATAAAGACCTAGAAGGTATGATTCAAAATTAGTCGTCATAGACTAGACACTCTGGCTCGCTAGGATTCTGATCACAGAACAATTCGAGATAACTAGGATCGTGATGATCGCCTTCCTCAATCTCTTTTTTATGGTGCTCTGCGTATTCCTCTAGGTCGTGCAATTCGCCTTCAATGTGACGACGCATCTGAGGGGAAACAGTTGGATCTTGAAGGATCTCTTTATCCTTCTCGATATGCTTTTCGATACTTTCCATGTGTGTTACTTAGGTAGTGAGTCCTTGTATAATAGCATCTCAGTGTAGAGATTGCCATCAGCATAGGATTGTTTAATACTAGCGATGCAATATCTACCGCTATACCTTTTGTTAGTATTTATAGCTCCTTTCTCCTGCTTGGTTTTTGGCATCTTAATGTTTATGCCGTAACCAGAATACAAATCAAGATTACCAGGGATAGCAATGATTAGTTTGATCGCCTTCAGTGATGACGCTCTTAAATTTTTATAAGACTCCAGATATGCTAACTCGTCCAGATTTTGTGCAGTTTGTGATTGATCTTGAGACTGACCTTTAGGATCGAAAAGTCTGTTAGGCAGCACAGTGTATCTAATTCTTCTCTTTGACTTGAGAAGATTCTTCATTTGATCTGGAGTATCAGTGATAGGACACTTACCATTATCTAGATGCTCCATCTTACCCCAGAAGTCTTCCAGATCATATGATCCAGGAGGCTCAGAGTTTTTAGATTCTGCTGATAGTTTTGAGTTACCAAACTTAGTGGGGTCTAGTGCTGTGCTGAATCCAGCATAGGATCCATCTCTCATCGCACCAAGGAAGTTTCTATCATCAGGAAAGGTAATGGAATCAATACGATAACCATCCGCTGGACCATCAGTTTCCATTTTCTTAGGTTGATAAGCATAGGTATACAATACTGCCTCACCGTTTGCAACATCACTTTCACCGTCTTCAGACTGATCATTGATGTCCGCAATCATCTGATCAATAGACTTGAAGTGATACCCCATGATATTTTCCCAGAAAATGAATCCATTCTGAGATTCTTTTCCAGCAGAAGATTTCCTGATAGATCTATTGGCAGCAAAGTAGATAGTGTCAAATGGTCTCCAGTTAGGACAAATGAATGGCAATTCATTCTGTGTCTCTTCTGCATACAACTTCTTCTTAGTCATTGGACCACCAGTCACCTGACCAGTAAGAATTTCCTCCACCATCTCATTTGCTCTTGTTTTCTTATTAAACAAGACATCTGTATGACCAAACAATAGTTTGGCTTCATTCAAAATAAATTCATAAGATACTAGTTGGACAATATAACC